GTCGACTAATCCACTATATGGACTCATACCTGTTTCATAAGGAATTTCAACCTGTACACTTTCGAACGGCTTGGCGTAACGAGTTTTCATAATCTTACATGCGGCACGGATACCTTGCACAGTTGTGGTCTTATTGCCATCTGCATCAAGTTTAAGTTTTAATTTACGCATAGCAACTACGATTGAGCTTGCATAAATGAAACCTTGACCACCACTGATCTTGTCATCTGGGTCAAACATATCCTGACTTGCGTATGTGTGATTAGTTGCTACCAGCCCAATGCCTAGACTACCAAACATGTTTACACAGTTACGAACAAGTGCTGTTAGTGCTTTAGGTTTACGACCCATGTCACCTTTAAGATCCCCGGCTTGAAACTGGTTAACATCAGTGGGAGTCAGTAACATTCCAAGACTGTCGATAATGAACAATACTTTAGGACGCTCGTCTTCAGGCATTGTTTTATATTCTGCCACAAATTCTGTAATAGTTTTTGCCACATCGTCAATCATGGCCATGTTAAGTTTCAACAACTTGTCTGGGCTTGTGTCGACGTCAAGTGCGTGTAACCACTTTTCATCAAGTGCGTTTTCTGTATCAATTAAGATTGGAAAGATGCCTTGTGCTTGTGCATTCTTGACTAGGTTGCCTGAACAGATAAATGATTTACCTGCACCACTTTCACCAGCAAACACAGTTACCTTGCCTAGTGGAATACCTCGTTTGAAGTCACCGCTGATAAGATAGTTTAATGCGTAGTTGTTTGTGCTAACCCAATCGGTCGGGTCGTTAAAGCCGATACTTAATCCATCAATGGATTTAGTAATTGACTTTCTAAATTTACTAATATCAAATGCTTTTGCCATTATAGTTCACCCTTTGGTAATTTTTTTGGGCCTACAACAATGTCTTCACGACCAATTGCTTTAAGCCAAGTATTCAGTCTATTAATTATAACAGAATCATCCTTGGGGTTGTCAAATCTAATATCGACATCAGCAACAGTGTCACCTGTTTGATCTTCCCTACTGTTAAAACTCAAAGAGAAGTTCTCATTAATTTTTTGTGTTCTTGCCATTATTATTCTCCTGAAATGAAAGAGAGTACGAGCGTAAGCCCGTACTCTTATCTAGCTTTTTACTTCTGACGATTGCGAATCATGGCAAGGATGTCTTGCGCACGACTGGCAGATTCTGTCGAAGCTGCTGGAGCGGCTGCTGGAGCGGCTTTGGCTACAGGAGCTGGTTCGTCGTCAGCGTCTGGCACAGAGGCAGCAGCGGCTGCTGGTCTATTAGGATCACCAGTGGCTTGACTCATGCCTGCTGGTTTGAAATATTGACCCCAACGATCCATGTCATAGGCTTCACCATCTACGGAAGCTTCAAACATTTCTTTCATGACTTTGAGTTCTACATCAGTGGGTTTCTTTGGCAAGAATCCGCTGAGATCGAAAAGACCATGTGCTTCTACTGCCGCTGATTCAACATCTGTTAATGAACGCTCACGACGGCTCCACTTTGAAGTAGAGTAGTCAGCGAAGCCACCTTTAGATGTCTTGGCAATACGGAAGTCCAGACCTTTCAAGAAGTCTGTTGGCAACTCATCCAATTCCGGATCCATCAATGCTGAACGGATGATAGCGTAAATCTGGGGACCGATAATAAATCTACGGATAGGATTGTCTGGAAGTTTATCTTCCTTGAGTGGATCTTCAACAACGAAACCTTGGAAAATGTATGAACGCTTTTTCCAATACTTACGACCCATTTCTTCAAGACTCTTGTCTTTGAACCAACCACGAACTTCTGAAAGGATTGGGCAAACTGTGCCGTCGTTGTACATTTCCACACAAGGAACTTGAACTTGTACTGACCTACTGTCTGTTTCACCTTTGATACCTGCAAACGGCAATTTAATCATTGCACGTTCTACCCAGAAGAATGTGTTGTTGGGATTGCCATCAGGTAAGAAACGTACGACAGCTTCTTTGCCTTCTTGCATGTTCCAATGTGGGTAAATTGCGTTGTCTCCACCGCCGGTGGATTGTCCTGTGGACTTTGATTGTGCTTCTTGAAGTTTAGCACGGATTTCTGCGAGTGACGCCATTTTAAATGCCTCCTATGTTATGCCTAAAATGTTTTATATGCCTTATGCACATGTTTTATTATGCGCTTTTTATTTATCAAGGTCAATGATTATCTGCTATTTTTTTGATTCATTTTACCAAAAGAAAAAGCGGGTCATGCCCACTTTTCCTTATACTTTGCCATTGCTAATTGCCTTGCTAACCATAATCTAAACTTTACATAGTCCGATAACTCATCTTCAACTACCTTACCGAACTCTGCTGCTCGCCGATTACGGCCAAATGTGATCTCATCATCTAAGATGAGATCACTGCCATCTAATCCGAAATTACTTCGCTGGAGTAGCGGCTTTTGCGTCTGCTTTAGCTGGCTCTTTCTTAGCAGGTTCGCTTTTTGCAGGCTTCTTTTCGTCCTTCTTAGCCTCTACCTTAGCTGGTGCTGGAGCACTTGCTGTAGCAGCTGGCTTGGCTTCTTCTTTCTTTGCAGGTGCTTGTGCAAATGCTGATACTGCGAACAATGATGCTACTACGATTGCGATTGATTTCATTTTAAAGTTTCCTTTAGGTTGTTTTACGTAAAGAATATTCCCTACGTATATATATAACGCTTTAGTAGGACTAAACGTTTACACAAAAGTTTGATTTCATTTAGCCAAAAGAAAGGGCACCGAAGTGCCCGATCTAACTGCGACGAAACTGTTACATTCCAATGCCTTGGCTAATGCCTGACAATTCTCTAATACGTAACAACTCTGGATTTTGATCGGTTGTCTGGTTTGGTGCCATTCTTTCTACAAATCTACGAGCTACTGATTCTGCCTGTTCACCAAATTTCTTACCTACCATGATAGCAACGCCTTCTGGGCCTTTGGGGAATGTGCCTGTGTCACGATCGTAAAATGATGTGATAAACTCTGCTAATTCTTCGGTGTTGAGCCTCTGCTTTCTCTTTTCAAAATCACGTTTGGGCTTGTCGTCTTTGTATTCTACATCTTTCATAGTCAACGGTGGCTCGCCTGACTTCTTACGATCAATCGCTGGTCTTTCGTAGTCTCTGGGATTGTCAGGATCCACAGCCTCTTGCGGTACTGGTTCCTCTGCAGGCGCAGCCGCTGCTGCTGGATCAACTGGTGCTGGTTCCGCTTCCGGGGCAGTTTGGTCACCTCCTTGGGCTGCTTCCGGGTCATCCACCATGTCGCCAAAATCTAACTGTTCTAGTGCTTCGGGTGCATTAAATTCTAACCAATCGTTAATCAATGGTCGTACACATGCATCCGGATCTTGTGCTGCTTGTTCTTTAATTCGTTTGTATAATTCTGGATCTTCAATTAAGCCTTTGAGACTTTCAATAGCGTTAGTTCCGTCGACACCTGCTGGAAAATGCTGGCCTACAAGTTCTTGTAGTTCCTGTAATGCTGCTGCCTGTTCGTCGGGATCTTCGCTGGTCACTGCACTATCTTCGCCTAGGCCCATGACCCAATTTTCAAATTGAGCAAATGGATCGTTGTCTTCTGTTTCAACCGTTAGGTCTTCGTTGTTGATTTCTTCTTGTGTCATAGCGACTATGTCGTCATAGCCTATAGTGTTTCCTTCTTTCATCAGTCTGTACAAGACCGGAAACACAGTTGCGATATCTTCTTTGAATGATCTGACCGTGAATTTTTGTTTGAAATCTTCTACTACATCTTGTGGAATTTCTTCGCTGTCGTAGGCTTGGAATGATTCTTTGTATGCCTCGTAATGGCTTTGTTTGCTCAATGCCTTGATCTGTTCTCTGAGATGATTTAGATACTCTGTGCTTCTTTCGACCACAGAGTTAGTGTCTGAGTTCATTAGGTCGTTGCGTACTACGTAGTTGCCGAAACTCTTAAGTTGTGCAATCTCTTCGCTCATCTGTGTAATGCTCTTGCCTAGATCGTCGTAAGGTAAGCCGCCGTTGGCCACGTGACGCTGCATGGCTCTAGCACCAGCTAAGTGAATAAAAGGATACTTAAATCTTTCACCGTCTTGATTCTCTACAAACAGGGCATTAATATTTCTAGTTCTAGCACCTGGTTGTGTGTCGTCCATCACTGCATGGCTGTGTTTAATAATTAGACGTGTGTCCATTAATTTTTGGTAGCTCATTGTTTTGCTACCGTACATTGTGCTTTCACTCATTAGGCTTTCTCCGACTGATTTCTGTATCATATTTGTCTGTGGTTTAGGTTGTGCATTTTGACTTAGGAACTCGTAATCTCTTTTATCTAAATTATCTTTAGCAATATCACGTGTGTCAAAACTTAGTAATCTTCGTTTGGCAAATTGACGCAGTTCTTTCAAAAAGCCGTACCAGTTTGTTTTTTGTCCGTCATTCATGCCTTCTGTAATTCCATTAGAAAAATACACTTTCATAGAGTTGGGTTCTGCAAGGCTGATACTGACGTGTCCTATAGGATTTTGACCTTCTGTGTAGTCAAAATCAAAGAACCTAGCTTGCTCTGGATTGATAGTGATCTCTCCTGAACCTGCACCTAGTTTTAGGCCAGAGAAGCGGCTACGTACTTTGTAGAATAAATCTGTGGCGATGTTGTTTGTTGCGTCCATAAGTATATTTATCAAAGACCCATGCTTACAAAGATCGGCATAGGCAT